TAATCTATTGTTTAGAGCTTCTGTTAGTTTCTTTAACGCTGGAGTCTTAGCCAGAAAGCGTTTCTTAATCTGGCCTCCTTCCTTTGCACCTTTACCAATAATCTGTCCTATCTTCTCGTTACCCGCACCGTATAAAAAGCCGTAGATAAATGTCTTAGCTTGTGGTCGGGTAGCTAGTCCTGCTGCTTCTTGGTTAGCTGTATGTATATCACCTTCGAGTATTTCTTTACCATACCTGCCACCATCATAACGATTCATGTAGTGGGCTAGACAACGCAACTCAAGCCCGCTTGCGTCTGCACCAAGTAAGACATATTCTTTGGGGGCATGGAACAACTCACGACACTCTTTACCAAAGGCTGCTCCTGTTGAGGGAACCTGTGCCACGTTAGGGTCACTGTGAGTGCAGCGACTAGTAACAGCGCCCATGTGGTTAACTCGTCCATGTATCCTACCCTCTCTCTCAAGTTTAAGCCATGCTTGTTTACCATTACCTAATTGACCTAATCTTTTGTTTAGCATTAAGAACTCTGTCAACAAAGCAGCTTCGGGTAAATCAATTCCCGCCAAGATTTTTTCGTCAACTTTTGGTTCGCCTGATGGTGTAAAGTCTTTAGGAGTCCAACCTAATTTTTGTAACCTATCTGCAATCTGTTGTCGTGATGCAGGATTAAATGGAATAGTCTTTGTCTTGGTCTTCAATTCAATGATGGTTGGCTCAAGAGTATTAACTAATTCTGTTTCAATTTCTAACTTACGTCCAGCCAAAGCTGTGTAAAGTTTCTGTGCTTTCTCTACATCAAACGGAAAGCCCACTTCCTGTTGTTTAATAAGAAGCCTATTCATCTCGTGTTCAAGACGCATAGGTTCTTCAGGGTACTTCTTCGATAAGATTAACTCGTATAGCTTGACGTTAAGTGCTACATCCTGTGCACAATACTCTAACATCTGTGGTGAATAGGCATCCCATGCCTCGTCCTGCTCTCCGTAGTCACCCTTATGGAACTTTAAGCGTTGTCCCCATGCCTTTAAGGAATGAGAACCAATTAACTTATTGTCAACTGTTCGCTTCAACATATCCTTTTCTTTCATGTTAGGCCAAATTAAGCGTGAGGCAACTAACGTGTCATGTACTTGTCCATAGTAGTCGAAGTTGTAGAGCTTCTTTAATACAGGTAAGTCATACGCCATGACGTTGTGACCACCCAGACTTTCAGCTTCTTGTAAAACTTCCAAGGCTACATCAAGTTGTGTTGGATCATACTTACGGACTACACCTGTCTCGGTGTCTTGTGTAACGATACAATGAACCTTCGTCACATCATCTAATAAACCATTTGTTTCTATATCAAAAATTAACATACATCATCTCGCTGGATTGATTAAAATTCAGGTGCTACATCTTCAGACATACGACCTGTGTGTTTACTATAAACTAAATGCCCTGCCACTCCTGTCTCACCTGACCACCTGTTCTTTAATACACGCACAGTTGTAGTGTCGGAAGTTTCTGCATCTTGTTGGTTACGCTCTAAGCCAATAACAATATCTGATAACTGACCTATTGCTGCTGAACCTCGGAGTTGTGATAGTGAAGTAATGATACCTTCTTCGTGTCCCTTATCACCGCTTGGTCTGCGTAGATGGGAGACAACAATCATACCAATGTTTAGTTCTTCTGTTAGTGAGCGCAGCTTTGTCATCAGTGTATCAATGGTACGTCTTTCATCATTACCTTCCATCCCACTTACAACAATACTCAAGTGATCTAGGATAACGTACTGACAACCACAACCACGAGCAAGGTAACGTATCTTACCTAACAAGTTATCGGACTCAGTGGAACCCCAGTGGTCATACATAAAGACTCTGCCTGTACCCATTGTAGCGTCAAAGGCTTCCTTCAATTCATCTTTAGGTATGTCATTAAGATGTACAAGTTTGTTTAAGTGTAGTGACATCAATCCCTGAGCTGTGCGTTTACTGGATTCCTCCAACGCAACGTAGCCTATGGTAGCGCCCTCGTTCAGTAGATGATATGCAAACTCACGAGTGAGCTGACTCTTACCTAAACCTGATCCTGCTGTTACTGTTACGATCTCACCTAAGCGACAACCTCCCACCTTCTCATTCAAGTCTTTGTATGGGTAGGGAACGCTATGTACTTCTTTCTCTGTTGATACTTCTTCCCAAAGGTCTGCACCGTTGATGATCCCATCGGGTTGGTAACTCTTGGCTGACCAGAACGCATCAATCAATTCTGGTGTACGCCCTGCCATTACCATATCACTTGCATCTTTAAGCGGTAGCTTGGCAATCTTTGCTTTACGTGGTGATAGTAGTGCGGCACATTCTACTGCTGCCTTCTGCCCTACTTCATCATTGTCAAACATAAAGACTACAGACTCAAAACCTTCGAGCCATTCTATAGCTTGTTTAATGTCACGCTTCGCACCTGCTGCACCAGTCTTTAAACTTACGACTGGCCACTTATGGTCGAACGCTTGCGACATCGAGAGGGCATCGAGTTCTCCTTCAACGATGGTGACATTCTTTCCACTGTCCCTCCATAACCATTGTCCGTAGAGTCCTGCTTCTTTGATTGCTCCACGTACTGAGAAATTCTTTCCTGCTGTTCTAATTTTTTGAGCAACTGTTTTGCCGTCCTTGGTTTTGTGATTTGCAATCTGCGTTGTCTTACCATTGAAGGTTCCTGTTTGATAATCCCAAAACTTTACTGTCTTCTCTGTGAGACAGCGCTTAACTAATACATCGTGCGTACCTGTTAAAAAATCTACAGGTTTAATCTCTACCACCTTAGCCTCCTCTTGGGATTGCCCATATGTCTCACACGCAAAACAATAGGTGTGACCATCAGTGTACAAACTGTTTGCATCTGACGAGCCACACTTATCGCATGGAGTGTGCATTAAAAATTCACTCTCCTGTTCTTCCATTACTTGATCCATTCATCAGGGATTATTTCTTCTGCCCAGATAAACCCATGACGATCTGCCCATTCACTGCAAGTCATCTTAGTTCCATCTTTGCGTTTCTTTGCACCCTGTACTGTGCTGTTAGCTCGTTGAAATAGGAAACGTATATCTAGCTCAGGGTGTTGTTCCTTCATGCTTCTCATCTTACGTTGAGCATCTTGTCGGAAGTAACCTTTAACTTCAATGTACATATCGTTGATCTTTAGATCAGGAATGTAATTACGTTCTACCACGTAGGGTAGCTTACAAGGTTCATACTCATAAGCTACTCCACGAGCATTGAGGTTAAGCTGTACACGTTCTTCTAGGGTCGATCTAGAAGTCAGCGACATCAGCAAGCTCCTCTGTAGAGGTTTCGGCTACAAGCGTAGCGGAGGGAGCTACAAAGCCGTCTTCCTCATCAAAGACGCTAGTGGCACTGTTACCGTATTCCACTAGGTCAATCACTTGAACTGCTTTCAATCGTAAAGCTACACCAACTTTCTTGTTGGTTTGCATCACATAAGGGATTGGTTCAAAAGCTACCTTCACTCGTGAACCGTTACCAATAAGAATGTCATTGGTCATTGGTACTTTCTTAGAGTCTATTACAGCAGGTTGTTGCTCGTAGTACGTGCCATCACGCTTCTGTACTTTCGCTTTCAACTTGAACTTAAACTCTACGTTACCTGTGTCATCACCTGTGTCTCGATCATACACTGGTTGACAGACATCTTGAGTGGTCAGCGTGTTCTTTAGGCGTGGGTCTTTTTTAACTGCCTTGTTGAACTCGGCTTGAACTATTGCTTCTAGTTGCTCACTCATTGCTGCACCTTCTGCTACTGGCATTTGAAGGTTGATACTATAGTCACCCAAAGGGTTGAACTTGGTATCAGGTTCAAATACTTTAGCCCAGAGTGCTGTGCCTTCTAATACTAATATATTTTTAGCCATGTTATTTCTTTCCTAATATAGTTAATGTTAACGGGGTGGTGGCTATAGGGGAACCTTCGAGATTAGGCGAAAAAGTAATCACTTAACAAGACCTCCTCTATATCTAACGTACCTCGTTGTGGTGGTGGTGGGACAACGACATCATCCCCTAATGAAGTAACTGCGTGTGTGTAGAGATCAAGCAGTACGTCATGTTCTTTATACATCTCAACAAAAGCCTCTCGTAACTTCATGTTTAATAAGGGCATGTTTGGTGAGTGTGTCCCATAGCTATCGTGAACCATGGCAAAATCTACAACTCCTTCTTTTAGGCACTTGTCTACGGTGTAGGTTAGTGCTGCTGCGTCTAAAGAGTGTACAAAGTTAGGACTACTACCCGATACACTCTTTTTCTTGTCAATTTCGCTCTCTATCGGCTGATTATAGTTCAATTTAACGATAGATCCGCTTAAATGTGTCTTAATTCTTAACTTATTCGTGTTTATGTAAGCCTGACGTACCAATAACCCTGTTGGAGTCACCCATTCAAACGGTTTATTATGGTCACAATACAGTTTTGCTATGTTTTTAATGTAATCCATGACCTCATGTGCTGATTGAATGACCTCATTGATAGCTTGCCAAACAAAACCAGACAAATATCGTGCAGGTTTAAAGAAATCGTCACCCCAAGGGTTACTTCCTGTACATTTATCAGCCAATGAGTCAGCAATGTAGGCGCTACATGAGTGTCTTGTGCCACTATAAGGTACAATCATAACTGGTCGCTTACATATCTTACGATCTACACCTATGTTAAGCAGTTGTGCTGCTAGTTCTGTGTCCTCCTGTTGCAATAGTTCTGTTGTTCTCTTAGCTACGTCAGAGTAAATGTCTTGAGGCTCTTTACTTGGCGTAAGATTAACTGAGCGCCCTCCCTCATAGTCCCTGAGCATCGCTGAGAGGTGCTGTAAGCCGTTACATGAACCATCACTAGCGCAAGGCAAACGTGTCTCATACGGCTCTCCATTAGCTCTGGCGGCATTGTACTCTGCCCATTCTTTACACCATGCTAGTGCTTGCCAAGGCTTGTCTGCTTCTTGCCACCACTTGTTACCTAGTGGGTCATTGTAAACAGCTATAGCGTTGTCAGCATTCATGTAAGCCCACATCTCACGATCTTCTAAGCTTACCTTGTCTACTCCAAACACGTTAGCTCCATGTATAGCAAGCCACTGTGCATCTTCTGATGTCGTGATAGTAGCTGACTCTGCAAACTCTAGTAGTGCTTTAGAGTAGTCAGCATTCTGTGGTGATAAGAAAGACTCTACTGGATACTTACGCCCTCTAAAATCTAACTGCCATACATACCACATCTTACCAATGCTTTTGTATTCCTCTGCTATCTGGATGGTACGTTCTACCTGTATCCGTCTTGACATACTCTTATTGTTAAACGTGTGTGCTTTCTTGCGAGCAGATTTGAAAGCATTGAACTGTACTATTTCATCTTCGTTAAGATACTTAGGTTCTTTACTGAATGGGTACTTAGGTAAGTCTAGGTTATCTCTTGGAGGCAAACCTATCCACTCCTGTCCACTGTCCCAGCATGTGCGTAAGACATCAACAACAAAACCATTAACTTGCCAAGGTGTACGTTGTAATGCGTTGACGCATTGGTACTCTAACGAAAGATCAAGCTGCTCAATTTGATTGATATATTCCTGTGCCGCTTTTCTCATGTGTGTACCCTCACAAATGGTAGTTTGTTTATGTGATCAGAGTAGTAACCACCACCCCAGAAACCATCCCAGTCTTTTGGCTCAACAATACAAGGACTATACCTTGGTAGTGCTATTGAGTTGGTATCATTAAAGGCTTTGATCCACTCTGCTGTCTCGTCAGTAGGGATTATATGCCATACGGTTTTGTTCTTGTTGACACGCTTATCTAACTTAACCACGCCTGTACTGCTAATGATTAGATCAACCATCTTAATGCCTACATGGACACGCTCTTCGTTAGACCAGCTAGGTATGTCAATATCATCTAGCTTCATTTTATGGTTAAGACCATGACGCTTGTGATCAAAACCTTTATCAGATTTCTTGTTAGCCTCCTTGATCATGTTACCCGCAACACCGTCTTGCAGACTAAGCCAATGATCTAATCGCTTCTGTGTTTCTATTTGTACTCCTATGTTGCGAGCCACTGTTAGTAGTGTGGTCTTGGTTGCTATGTTGTCGATCAAACTGATCAAGGCTAAGTAAGCTACTTGGTCAGGCTTCATCTTCTGTATAAGTCTTTTGGTTATGTTTCTGTTTTGTGTGTTGTCCTTCATCAATGCCTTGATGGAGTCCTCTATTGGTTGAACGATACCTTTAATAATTGTTCGCCCATGTTTAGTTTTAGATCCTAAATCTTTTTCTAACAGATCATCTAATTGTTTGTTAAACCTGTCGATGCCTGATTGAACCATTTGATATTCTAGCTCTACTTGCTCTTCAATAGTAGCCATGTCGATACCTCTATGCGGTACGTTTATGTGAGTATATGTGTCCTTAATCATAACTCCCTACGCTTGTGGAGTAAGGAGGACACTCGGATTTTCTTTATGTGCTTTATATCTGCAACCAATAACATCGGATGCGTAGATAGTACGCATGGGATTAGGAAACCGATGTTGGTTTTAAAAATCCCACACATGCTATCGTTTTGATTCACTGTGTCCCCTCTTTAGGACACATTAGGACACAAATAGGACACATCTATTTACCCTCTAGTATGTTGAGGCCATCTAGCAAACCTTCAGGTGCTAGGTAAGCGTACTTCATTGTTGTTTGGATGTTGCGGTGTCCCATCCATTCTTTAACTTTAAATATATCCATGCCGCCCATGACTAACTTACTGCAGCAAGTGCTGCGAAAAGTTTTCCATATAGCTTCTTGCATGTTTGTACGGTTGCGTAGTTTCTGCCACCTCTTCCTGAACTGTTTTGGGTGCTTGTCAAACGTAGTACGTTCAACACATTCCAACACACGTTCTGTTACTGGTAGTAGTAAGTCATCACCATTCTTGCGATCTGGTATCATCAGTCCCCATTTGTTACCAATAGGTATTGGTGTTGGGTCAAACTTTAATAACTCACTTGCTCGCATACCTGTATCCAGACTAACAACTGCTGCATCATGTATGTAGTTCTCACCCATGTCTAAGAGAGTATCTAATAATAACTTCTCCTGTTCAGGACGATACCACTTAACAGAATGATTAGCTTCTTTCTGTCTGTGAATCTTAGGTAACTCTGACAACTGGTTGTTATCAACTGCCATGAGTAAGCCTTGACGCAAGCAAGAGAGATGTCTGTTGATTGTGCCGCCTGACCTACCTTGTTTCTTCATCATCTGGACGTAGCCTTTGATGAGCTGTGTGTCCACCTTGCTTACTGGTGTCTTGTGTCCGAACCACTTAGTTAAACATCTCATGGTACTAGGCACATGGTCTTCACTCTTTGTACCTTCCCACAATGTTTCGTATGCTTCGTCAAGTGATCGACCTAACGACCATGCCGAAGATACTCCAGTGTCGGAGTTAATATGTGTTGGAGGCATCAACCCACGTTTAAGCGCATGTCTTGCCTGTGCTTCCCATAACTCTGCATCAGCTAAATGAGTAAAAGATTTTCTAGCCTTGTGTCCATCAACTGATACATACGCTTGGTATGACTTACCTCTAGGTTGAATACTCATTGCGCCTCCAGTATTACTTCTACGCCCACGCCTACTAAAAAACAGACAAAGGTAAACAACGCTGCTTCTACTAATATATTCATAATCTTATCCTCCTCGCTAATGCTCGACCTTTCTTAGTTACCTCAACAAACTTCTCGATACGTCTATCAGGGTTTTCGTACAGTGAGACAAGCTCGTGATCTACAAGCCACCTCATGTTTCTACTTGCACTGGCACTAGATGTATCCATCAGACCGCCAATGTCCATTACTCTCATGTCCTTACACATAACAAAAACGTGCTGTGCTATGAGTAAAAAACAATAGACCGTTTGTATACCCACCCATGGGTCAAACTTTCTAAATTCGTTTATTATTCTTATGTGTTCTTGTAAGTCTCGACCAGACAATACACCCTCCTAACCAACTGATAAAAAGATCAGCTTTGTTTTTACAGACTCTTGGTATTAAGTACCTCCCATACAAACACCAACCTACTGCGATTTCGTTGTTAAGTAGTTTTATTAACATGTTTTTCCTCTCGTTGGCAAGGCATTTACTTCGATAGTGTAGCAAGGTCAAGAATTATCGATTCAATTTGAATCACTTTATTTACTTGACTTGAATCCTGAATCCATTTTCTCTGTGGATAACCCCATTGCCTGTAAATACATAGCGTCCTCGTCTATGACTGGTGGTACGTTAGTTTTTGGTTTGGGTAGATACTTGCCATACTTCTTATTGAACTCTCGTATGGCAGCATCAGGCACGACTATTTTATTTGTCAACGTAGTCCCTCTCTTTGTTAGACCAATACCAACCACTACCATCGTCAAGGTCAGGCTCAGGCTCAGGGTCATCTATAGTAGTCATTGAACACGACATGGTGTTAGCTTCTAGCTCACTAAGGCATACCATAGCCTCTTTGTACTCAGTAAAGCTCTGGCTGTACACACCTGTCGCATCACTCCATTGTACTAGATACATGATACAGCCTCCACTTCATAAGCTAAGTTGTCATCTTCAATAAGCTCTGTTAAGTATTGATAGACAGATTCTTTAAGGGCATCTTCACTGCCATCAAAATCAAAATCGTCAAACTCTAATCTAATTACTACTTCACTCTGTCCCATTAGTTCACCTCCAATGCTATATCTTCGATTGATAATATCTCTTCGTTGGCATAATCGACTAAATCCTCAGACTCCCATGCACCGTCTACGAAACGATTGGCTGCCTCCTCTTTGTCATTAGCTCTGACGGTATGCTCAATTAGAACAACAGACCGAGTAGTAATTCTATATATCTTATCCATTAGTTAAACTCCACATTAGGTTCAAAAACATCATCGGTAGCATTGTAATACGAATGCTCACCTGTCTCGTGATTATACATGTATAGATATTCTTTACCACCCCACTCGAATGGTCGCTCAGTGCCACCACACGCAGGTCTCCATGCCACGTCTGAACTATAATCTAAATGACTCATTTCTTCTCTCTCCTCGATTGTTGGTTGATTACCTTTTTGACAGAATATCCTGTCGTAATTTTCGTTGTACTTGTCTGCGTTGGTTGGTCTACGCTTGCTACCTTTACCGTTTTGTGCTGTATCGCTCACGATATTCTGCCTCTGCAATGTCAATGTTACCCTGAACTTTGAACAGATACAAGTCTGCAATAAGTTTTTCTAGGCGTTCAATGTATTCTTTCTCAGCTATCTGTACCGACAATGGTATGCAATACTCTTGGTCAATTTTTTCCTCGCTTGCATATGCTTCGGGTATTGTTAGTAAGTTAGTAGCTGCAACTATTACAGCACACCCAATTATAATATGCAACTTATCCTTCCAACTCATTAGACTGCTCCTCTGTTTTAGTTGATATGGTTATGACTACCTGCTCTGAGTGATCATAAGCTCGCCAGTCTTTAATGTCGTATGGGCATTGTGTTAGCCATTCGAGTAGTGCTTTTTTAGTGGAATCCATTGAGAGCCTCCTGTGTCGTAATGTAGTTTTTAAGTCTATATAGTCTAAGCAATAGGTCTAGCTGCTCGTCAACACCTCTCTGCCATAGGTCGCTATCTTCTACGATTAAAATAGTTTCCATAATGGCCTCTACTTCTTTTTGCTTACTCATTTTAAACCTCCTTCAAGGTATATAATGTTGCCGAATAGTGGCGGTAGTTGGTTCTCTTGTACTACCTCTTTGCCTACGTCATCATGGAAGAGCCTCGTTGCTACTTGGTTGGCTGGCGAGTCATCGTACAAGCCCTCCTCGTAGATGATAAGATCATCACCGTTAGCTAGACTCACCCGCTCTATGCGACCGCCTACGAACTTTTGCATGGCGCTCAGTTTGGGATACTCTGCCGTCTTTGGTATTACCTTTAGTATAGTACCATCATTAGAAAAGTATTCTGTTTCTTTTGGTAATTGTAACAAATAATCTACTGTTTCTTGTGCGTTCATTTTACCACCTGCTCTATTAGTTTGGTTTGGTTTGGTTGTTGCCGTCCATGGCATCGTGATAGTATTGTTAGCCTTCCTCCCTCTGTTGGATGTCCCACATATGCCGCTCACCTGTTGCTAGTTCTTTATAGAAGGACATATAGCCAGCATGGTGCGCCCGATAGGTAGATCCGTCTACTGTTTCTACGTCCCGTTTCTTTTTACTGCGGGCTGAGATGATATAGTGGTCGTTATCGGTTTGGATAAAGTAGCGTGATGCGCCGTCTCTATCTTGTCGAACTGTTGCGCCTAGTTTCTCGGCTGTCTTTGCTGCTAATTTTACTACACGTCTTGCTGTTTTTGGTGATGCCTTGCTGATTAATTTTAACATAGTCTTTAGTCTCTTGTTGTGGTGCGTTAGTGTTAAGGTAATTATGGTACAGTTAAAAAAATAAATACAGTGTTAATTGTGGTAATAGTTGGCAAGTCTTTACCTCCAATGTCTCCGCCCTAATATCTCGATTGTAAAGACATTATCTGCCGATTGGCTGCCTTCAAAATCTAAGCCATTGATTGTACATTCTTTGATCGCTTCCATGTAGGCGCTGATTGTTTTAAAGTATAACATAGTGTATCCCCTATAGTGTGGTAATAGTTGGCAATTATAACATTGCCGCTAATTGGTTGAATGTTGATTGGTTAAAAAAGAACCCGTGTTTAGTGCTATCGGCTTTACGTTCTGCCTTGTTGCTACCTTTACGCTTGAGAGTGCCTATAGCATTAACAGCATCCTTAAAGCGCACATCTGTTTCATCCATATCAATCAAGGGTATATCGCCTATTGATTGTGGCCGCTTCCATTCTCCTTTAGTTTCTGCCGTATTCATTGCAATTACAACCCGCTTGCCGTCCTTAATTGCTCTTGCTGTATGTTTAATGACTAGGTCATTGTTAGCGCTGCCGCTATAGGTTAGATCATAGTTACTAAGCTGGTTATTTTTTACACGATAATATATTTTGGTGTAATCATAAAACTGTATGTATGACATTGACTCTATAAGCTCGCTAAAATCAATGTCACTTGTCCCATTCAATCTGATTGTAAGCGCATCACCATGCTTCTTATAATGCTTGTCAATCTCTTTTCGCAATTCAATCTCGAATCGTTCTGGCTCTAACAGATAACAGATAGTGCGCTTGATCTTTGCATTGTCTCCCGTTTTCATGCCTAGCTGGCCGCTAGATTCTAAACAACCCGCTTTACAGCCTGCCATGCCTGCTGCTGGGCAGATGGTTTGCTTTGCTACACTATCGGCAGGTTTAAGGTATAGAATGCCAGTGTATATGTTTAACTTTTTACCTTTAACAATTTTGGCGCTGCTGTTTACGTTTATTAATGGCGTATTGGTTTGGCTAAGGTACTGCCAGTTATTA